AGATGCGAAAATGTACAATTATCGCCGCGAAGACAATACCGACAGCATAACAGGTCGTATTATGACCAAGGATAATGTGAACCTCAGGACACCTAATCCTCCGCCGATGGACAGCAATGAGATTGTCGATTACATTATGGAGTTCAACGATTATTTGCACAAGAACCTCGATATATACATGCACGACACGTTTTTGAGAACCGTGGTCGGTGTGAAATTCGAAGAAATATTACAGGCCGAATTTTTAGCGGATTATCCGTTGTTAGAGCACGTCGATGTCTGTCATACCGAAAAACTGCGAGTTTACCACGAACGATTACGAGAAGTCTGTATCTCAATATATGACGAGGCATTGACCTAGTTTATGCATTTTTTGTCTACAGATAAATAATTGAGAAAAGCCGCAAATATTATCCATACCAGATAAGGTGTTAAGATAGCAAAAACCCAACGAGGAAGCATAAAGTACGTATAATACAAAATGAACCCAGTGGTTACTATAATTATCAACAGGGTGTAAAATGCCCCCAATATATCACGGTTACCGAAGTAAAGGAATGACCACGCTACATTACACGATAAATTTACGAAATATAATAATAACAGTCTTGATTTATCCGGGGTTTCACCTAATAACAGTGTTTGTGCCAGCGCAATTCCGATAAAAATATAGAGCGTGGTCCACACAACAGGAAATACGTAATTCGGTGGAGATATCTCTGGGCGAATACAAGTATACCAAGGACTGTTTACTGCTTTCCTGGTAATACTATTAGGTACAAACATAACGAACAGCATTACGATAAAAGAAATGATATACGCTTCGTTTTTTTTCATCTCTATATACATAAGACATTTTCTCCGTGAAATATATTATCTATCAAAGATATATAGTATATGTCGCCGCCTTCTACAGGATACGTTGAGTTCAGTAACCCGGGCATTAAGAATTTCGTTCGTAGATTACCAACAATACAAACTTCGTATATGAGATCAGTGTTCTCGAACAATGCCCACGTATATTACAAGGCGAATTCTTTACCAACCGCCGGTGCCGGAACGGTCTCTAATTCTAGAGCCAAATCGAGACGCACTTAAGACCACCAAGAAACGCTCTTGTTTTTACGCGAAGTTCTCTTTTTCTTGTAAGTCTTGGACTTCTTGGCACCACCAGAAATAACCTTGAGACTTTTATTTTTTATATCATCAACGCTTCCTGTAATATCTTCCAAAACACTTCCTAAAGTATTTTTGGCACGAACAACCTCATCGGATACAGAAGAAGTTACGCTGCGAAGTTTATGCTCAAGTTTTCTCTTAACAGCATTCAAATCTTGTGTAAGAGTTAGGTTCTCTTTTTTGAGTTCACGGTTCTCTTTGGTTTTAGAGTTTAAAGATTTTCTGATTTTTGAAATAGCGGATTTCGAAGCCATTATATATTTACGCGATAATAAAATTTTTGTTCTAAAATTTATTTCCACCAAAAAATTGAAAATAAATTTAACGAAATGATGAAGTAATACAAAGAATGAATAGAATAATCCTTGCTCCCAAACGCGCGCGCTATGTTCTCGTATTTGATGTGGAGACCAATGGTCTTCTTCCTAAAAAACGAAAATTCGGCGACCCCCCCGCCGCTCTGGAGGAATACCCCCACATCCTTCAGCTGAGTTACGTGGTTTACGACTTAGAAAGCAACGAAATCAAGGAAACCTTCGACACCTATATAAAAGTTGCGGAAAACGTTGAAATAAACGAGTTAATCACGGGATTAACTGGTATTACCAGAGAACTATGCCAAACAAAAGGCATCCCCATCACAGATGCTCTCAACAATTTCTACGGCGCATACATGTTGTGCGAACGTATGGTTGCCCACAATATCGATTTCGACGAAAAAATGATTACTGTTGAAATACAGCGGAATTGGGATCATATAGTAGAATACGTACCTAGATGTGTGATGATCTTCAACCACATATACGAGGAAATTCAACAAATACAAAAATACTGTACTATGCGCAAAGGCACCAATATTTACAATACGACAGAAAAAAAACGCAAATTTCCTAAACTCTCTGAATTATATCTCACTTTATTCGAAAACGAAGAACTTCCAAAAAATTTACACAATTCGATGGTGGATGTTATGGTTTGTTTGCGCTGTTACCTTAAAATGCGCCACGGATACTCCAACACGTCATCTTACGTATCTTCTTCATCCAGTAACATCAACGCCATTGCCGCATAATTATGTAAATCCAACAGCGTATCTCTGATCCCTTCATCTTTCACCAAATTCACTCCATTACGCGTTATAGACATTGCCCTCTGCATTTTATCCTCTATTCTCATAAGAACCCCGATCACACCGTATTTAGCGAAGGCGTCTCCGTAGTCCGCATTTTTCCTAGTAAACAATTCAAGCGCCTCTTTCTGGACAGTTTTCATTTGCTCAACACGGTTCATTTTGTGTGTAATGTTATGTAAAAATTTTTTTATGTGATTTTTTACATAATAATAATTATTTATTCGTTCATCAAGCAGAACACATTTCACAGATTTCATCCTCCGTCTCATCGTACAATTGTCCCTCCGTGGACTGCTTCTTTTCAGGTTCAATCGTAAACTGTTGGGCCTGATGTTTTCCTCTACGCCTCAAATAATATATTCCGGTCTTCAATCCTTTCGACCAGGAATAAAAGTGCATCGACGTCAATGTAGAATAGTTCGGATCTTCGATCCACAAGTTCAAACTCTGGCTCTGACAGATATAAATTCCGCGATCCGCCGCCATATCAATCAAGTGTTTCATCGGGATCTCCCACACCGTTCTATATTTCTCTCGTATCTCTTCCGGTATAATATCAATGTGTTGAATACTGCCATTGTTCGCAATAATACTATTCTTGACACGTTCATCCCACAATCCCAGTCTGATAAGATCATTCATCAAATACTTGTTGGCCAATATGAATTCGCCCGCCAGAGTTCGCCGAGTATAGATGTTGCTCGTGATCGGCTCAATGCATTCATTGAAACCCAAAATCTGCGACGTCGACGCCGTTGGCATGGGCGCCAATAATAGAGAATTGCGCAGACCATATTGCCGTATCCGTTCCTTCAACAGATACCAATCATATCGCGACCCTTGAGCATCGGGAGAAAGACCCCACATATCAAACTGTAGAACTCCCCTGCTCGCCGGTGACCCGGCAAACGTCTCATAGTGTCCCTCCTTTTGGGCCATTTCACACGACTGTTCCAATGCGGCATGGTAAATGGTCTCGAAGATCTTCTTATTGATGTCTTTCGCGGTTTCGCTTTTGAACGCAACATTCATCATCATGAAAAGATCCGCCAATCCTTGAACCCCGATGCCAATTGGGCGATGTTTCATATTACTGACCCGCGTCTTATCGGTCGGATAGAAATTAACGTCGATGATGCGGTTCAGATTATATGTTACAATCTTGGTCACGGCATGAAGCTTTTCGTAATCTATAAAGGTAGTGTGGTTGGGTGTACATTCGACGAAAGAAGGGAGAGCGATACTCGCCAAATTACATACTGCCGTCTCATTGCTGTCGGAATACTCTATGATTTCAGTGCATTGTGACGTAAGAACACCGTTAAAAATCCCGGCGCTTCTTTTCGGTTCAGTGAAACAGTACGTGTCATCTTTTCTCCCATTATCAACAATACTCAATATGGTTACTGCGGCCGTTTCCACATCGTCAACAGGAATACTGGTAATCTTGGGAGAAAACCCGAATTTCGTCAATTTATGTAAATCGTTCGCCGTAATTTCCATGTTATATAGATCATTCATGTAAGCATTCAACGACGGGTCATACGTATGCGACTGTTCGGGCGTCGTATCGTACATCTTTTGCAAGAACGGATTTATTCCACAGGTCTGCAACATCATCTTCACGTTCATTAATAGCGGCCAGTTCGTGGAAAAAAACCGGAAATATCTCCCGTTTATATTAACAGCATCAACATCACAATAAAGCGAAAACCATTCCATTTTTTCACGCATTGAGACATTAGTCGCAGGAACTTGGGTAAGATCGACTGTAGTATTACCAGTGTCCACTCCGTCGATAATGGGATACTCGCACTTAATAATGGCGTCGCCGATATTCAAATCCTTCGCTTCAACCAACTGGGCAGTGGACCCGATGAAGAACTTGTGATACTTTGTACAGGTCAATTTACACCCATCACTGGTATAAACATCGATCAACTCTTGGTTTTCGCCCGTCTTGAAAACCGTTACACCGCTGAACTCCTGCCCATTCCACACATTTACTTCTTGTCCCACCACGCTGCGTATTTCAACATGTCCATTATCCGTCAAAATCTGGGTCTCCGGTGCAACACATAAATTACTCGACTTGATCGTACCCAAATTCTGCTGGTTCGACTTTTTATTACAGGCATCCTTATATAATAAATAGGGCGTACCCGTTTCCATCTGCGAATCCATGATCTGGAACCACAATTCACGCGCCTTTATCTTCTTGCGTGCCTTACCTGACTGCTCGTATTTTTGATACAATTCCACGAATTTCGGCCCCCAAACGTCGGACAATCCAGGGCACTCATCCGGACACATGAGAGACCATTCTCCGTCACTCTTGACACGATCCATGAATAAATCGGGTATCCAAAGGGCGTAGAACAGATCCCTCGCTTTCAATTCCTCGTCCCCGTGGTTTTTCCTCATTTGCAGAAACATCTCAATGTCCGCGTGCCATGGCTCCAAGTAAATGGCGAAACTTCCGTTACGCTTTCCACCGCCATTATGCACTAGACCCCCCTCTATCAAATAATTGTGTTCCGTCTTCATCTGAAGATCGTACAGTATTCCATTGTAATTTAACGTCTTCATACTCTTAATAGGTACCAACAGATAATCCTTATATCGAACGCATTTTTCTGTATTGATACCCGCACGGAACTTCAAAAACTGAACATCAATATTTTTATATTCGTCGTCGATACCGTCTAGAATTCTCTGTATCTTATTCTTCGGCAGAAAATACCAGCGTTTACCGATACCCAAATTATTCAGATACGTCTTGTTGTAAAAATCGCTCATTACGAAGGGCAAGTTCGTGTTCGCCTCAAACGAAAACGCAAAATCTTCTACTCTATATTTCACAAATTTTCGGTCAAAGAAATCCGCCAACAGTTTTATATTCTCCTCCGTCTGATAAAGTATAACCTCCTTCATATAATCCAGTTTCAAAGTATGACTGTAGTATTTCTTCATTCCCGACAGTATAATTCCGTATATATAACAGATATCCTCCGTCAATGCGGGGTTGTCAACAGTATAATTCGGGATAGGGTACACGATCAGATCCGTGTTGGGATCTAGCTTAGCGGCGTCAATCCACTCCATCTTTACGAGACCCACATCCAGATCCTTTACCAGCGTCTCATTGTCGACGCTACGACGAGTGACCGCATAAAACGGGTGTTCAGGAGTTACCATAATGGGTTTATTAGACACGTCTTCCAAACTAATGGATACGACATTGCCGCTGTAAGAATGTTCCAACACCTTATCCACTATCTCGGTCCCTCCAGTGCGATTGAAAACCGCGGTTATACCCGGCACAACTTCGGAAATCATGATTGGACCCTGAGTAGTATAAATCGCCGTCGTCGGATGAAGACATTGATCCACGTATTTGGCAGTGTTATTGAATACGCGCAACATGGGAACAATACCATTGGAACTGCCGTTGGTTCCGTTAATATGACTTCCGGAAGCACGCACATTATGGATATGCAATCCAATTCCGCCCGCCCACTTGCTGATCCTGGCGCAGTCCTTCAGTGTGTTGAAAATTCCGTCTATACTGTCTTCCTCCATCGCCAACAGATAACACGACGACAATTGCGGACTAGGAGTTCCCGCATTGAAAAGAGTAGGTGTCGCATGCGTGAAATATTTCTTCGACATGTGTTCATACGTTTCAACGACCTTGTCATATACGTCGCCGTGAATACCTAGACTGACCCTCAGCCACATATGCTGCGGACGCTCAACAGTTACCTTATTGATTGACATGAGATAAGATCTCTCCAATGTCTTAAACCCGAAATAGTCGATCAAATAGTCTCGGTTATAATCACAGAGTGCGTCGTATTTTGCGGGGTCAGCGGATACGATATCGTGCAGTTCCTTGGATACGAGAGGGGATTGTTTATCGTGTTTATCTATATGATTATATAGTTTGTCGACTACGTCGGAAAAAGAAGACGATGTGTTCTTGTGATGGTTCGACACGGTAATTCTGCCGGCCAATACGTTGTAATCCGGATGGATAGAAGACATGGAAGCGCACTGTTCACCCAACAGTTCATCTATTTTTGTGCTTGATATACCGTCGTACAATTGATCAATGACCTTAATAACCAGTGTTGTGTAATTTATTTGTATTCCGACTTCCTCGCCGGCTTTTCTAATTCTGTTGAGAATTTTGTCGAATGAAACGATTTCCTTGTTTCCATTTCGCTTAACGACGTACATTTCACTGACCATATTAGACATATTACTATATAGTATAGTATGTCTAATTGTTTATATACTTTTTGCATTTGATTTATCTTTTCGTGGAGGATCTCGATTTTCGTTTTTTTGTCATCACTCTTTTTCGGTTTTGTTTCCGGTCAAGGAAAATGGATACGGTTGCACCGCTGGTGGGTTCGGTACACAATTGAGCTACAACGCGAATATAAACTTGTAAAGTTCCATCTAGACATGGGACAATTTCACTAAACAAACC